TGACTTGCAGTTGATATATAGCGTCCCATATCTCTTCACGTGTGTCAGTGTCAATGTTAGCTTTACTACACACGTAATCTGTGTATCTGCTAACTGTTTCAAACCATGTTTCTCTACGGTTCTCTTCCGGCAGCCATCGAGCATATCTTGATACTGCTATAAAGTGTTGATAATCTGTTGGTAGTACGTTACTCATTTCTTCTCCTATCTTTGTTCTACGGTTACGTCTTTAACTGTTATACCAGAGACCTCATGTATTAGGTCTTCTACGTATTCTTCTAAAAGTACAGGTAATTCTTCCAAGTCGGGGGTAAACTCCGATGAGTCAATCTTAGCTATTATTTTTATAATTACTTTGACGTCTTCTCTTGGCATTGCAGTTCCTCTTTTAGTCTATTTAGGTACCAGAGGGCTTTGTCTATATCTTGAATTGACTTACCCTTGTCTCTATATCTCCATAAATATTTAATCACATTACCTTTTAAATATCCACAAAATTCTATGTGAGACATGGAAGCTTTCATGGCATCAATACACTCTATGTCACCATTTGTATAATGTGGTGGATGATTAACGAAGTCTTTAAATTTTATAGTCAATGTATTGTCACTTTCTCTTGTAATTGTTTCATATCTTCAAACCCTGCACTAACTAAAGTATCTGGGTCATACATAGAATAATACAAAACTCCATGTAAGAGTAAAGTATAAAATGTCATTTCATCAGGATGTAGTGAATTAGGACTAAAATTATAACATATCTCTAAGTCATAACTACCCATACCATCCACATTTGTGTGAACTATGAGGGCGGCATCGCCTTCTTTTAAATTAATTACTTTTTGTTTTGGCATGATACGAGCTCTATAAAATGTTCTGCATCTACAACTACTAAAGGTTTTTGTCTATTCATCTTTATAATCAACAATGGCTCGCCCTCTTTTTCTATATTGTCGTGTGAGATAGCCTGCTCGTAATAGTTGTATATTGTTCTAATTCTTTCTGTGTTCTTACACTCTATGTTATAGGGGAACTTTCTATACGCTGATGTTGACAGCTGTACGTCAACCCCATTTACCCCCATAGGGGTTGAGCGCACATCTAGTGAGGTTAGCCTCTTAAATACACTAAGAAGCTTTTCTACTACCCATGTCTGTAGTTTTCTTCCCTTTGCTTTGGCTGAGCGAGGGCTCATCTTCTTCGATACGGACTTCAACAATACTTTTTGCCGGGATGATTGTCGTCGTACCTGAGCTTTGGATTTGTGGGAACTGGATATCGTGGTTGAGTTGCGAGATGAAGTCTTGCGCTTCAAACTTGGAGACTTTGAAATACTTTGTTTCAATTTTGTCATCATCAGCCCTCTTCTTTATTAATAGTGTCACGCCATTCTTGGGTGATGTGGGTGTACCAAACAAATCTGGGGTTTCGTCCCTTGCTTGGGAGTTGTCTTCTGAACTCCAAACCGTCCCAACACTTGGATTTGAAGGGACAATAGTTGCACTCAATGCCCAAGGTGCGGTTTCCCGTAGACTTTTTGTAATAAAATTCTTCAACGTCGGTGAAACACCGCTTAAAAGGTCTTCCATCAGATATTGCTTTGTGTACATTCTGTATTTCATTTTTGGTATTCTCCTTATGCTTACCGTTTGGTGGGGCTTCAGCTACAGCTATCTGCCCCGTTGATTTATTTACCGCAATCCAACCTTTAAAGGGCTTATTGGATGCAAGCCCATAACCATACCCTTGTGTCACATAGCCAAAAGAGTCTGAGTTATGTATTTTTTCAAACGCATCATCTGCGTTAAACTTTGTTTCAAAAGCATAAGGAGAGGCTGTCTTAATATCATATATACCATCGTCTAACTCTATGTCGTATTCGCCTTGTATCTCGCTATCGTTTACTTTGAGTGAAACTTTTTTGTGCTTATTCTTTACTTCTACTCCTGCGCCTTTTAATAAAGCTATTACAACAGCTTCTAATACATCGCCTATAATCATACGCATTTTAAAATCATAGTCGGGAGCTTCAGCCTCTGTATTTGCTGCTTCCATTTGCAACTGGCAAAGAGGTTTGCCTACGTTACTCATTCTTAATCTGAATGGTTCCTTTCTTTTTGTGAACTGTTTCTGTAATGCTTGTTTAGCTAGTTCACCAAACTCGTCTAGGATATGAGGAGGCATTTCTGCCTCCCCACTAGCTGCCTTAGAAAGGAAAGAAAACAAAGCAGCTTGATGTTTGTTCATCAGATAACCGCCGACAAATCATCATCCAAATCGTCAATAGTTGCATCGGCGTCAATCACTTTATCTGTCTTTTGAAGACATTTATTGTGCTCTGACATAATGTAACTATTTTCACTCGCTACATAGTCCACAAAGTGGCTCAACAACTCTTGGTCCTCACCAGTAAACTCAATCGGACCAGAGTCGACGGAGAAGCCTGCCACATAGTAGACGTTACTGCCCTTCTTATGTTTTGCCAAGTCTGCCCGTAACTTGTAAAACAAGAAAGGTTTTTTCTGTGCTGACAAGCTGTCTAACACATCCGAGATAGGCATAAAATTAGCCCCTCTCGCTCTCCAGACGACGGGAAGCCCCCCTACCTCGACGCTCTCGCCATCTGAATTCACTGCATCCTCAAAGAACATTTTACCGTAAAGCATACGGAATGGGCTTATCTGCTGTTGCTTGTATAAGTCATCAGCAGTGAGTGTGTCCCTCTTGGATTTAGGTACGTATCCACAGCGCATGCCCCCTAGCATATCTGGTATCTCTGTCTGTGGGTACAGATTTTTAGCCATACAAGACTTGTTGACTAACTCGTTAATCTTCGGGTCGTACTGAAGATATTGATAACGCTGAAGAAATAACTGAAAGCTAGCTTTCTTCGCATAAACAGTTGTGCCTTCATGCGTAGTGCACCAACTGCCCGGCGGAATAGACCTGCCATCGTCATCTTCAATGTCTCTATTTATTTTTAATATGGTGTGACCAATAGATGAGACTGTAGGGGTATCTTGTCCTATAACCTCAGCTATTTTGTCAAAACCTATTTCACTATTTACTGTTGGTAATGTGGTCATATAGACCTCCTTTCAATTTTAGATTTGTTATTTATAAAACATTTCATTTACTAAGTCAAATGAATATTTTCCATTTCTAACCAATTATATCCCATTTCTAAATCTACGCCAAACGGAACGTCCCATTTTACACCATAGTAATCCTCAAAAGTACTAGTGACATTAGCCATAGCTCTATGTGCAAGTTTAGATACTACACCCTCTTCACCGGGATATACGTCTATTACCACCGAGTCGTGTACAGTATTGATAATAAGAGACTTAATTCCTTTTTTGCTAAATGCACTTTGTAGTCGAATGAGAGCGAGCGGCATAATGCAACCACCTGCCAAACCTTGTACGGGATAATTTTTAATAGCGGGTGCGTTACTGGCTGAGCCACTCGCAAGACGCTCAGTGCCCGGAAAAGCAAATTGTTGACCAGTGTACAAAGTAACAGAGCCTTCAGTGATAGCCTCAGCCTGTAAGTCCTCATGCCATTTTGCCAACCGTGGGTATTTATCCATGAAATCTCTGTAGTAAGCCATTTCACTAGGCGTCCCATGTGTACCACCATATAACGGTTTAAACGTGTGTGCTTTCGCCATAGTCCTTTCATCTTTTGTTACATCCTTTTCGTCTTTGTCAAATATAATAGAAGCTGTATATTTGTGAACATCACTGCCGTCAAGTATATCTTGCTTCATAACTTCATCACCAGATAACTGTGCAGCAACTCTAAATTCTAGTTGTGAATAGTCAGCTTGTAATATTTTGCCACCTTCAAACCTAGACACGACTACAGCACGAACAGGAAATGTATTTCCTCGTGGCTGATTCTGAAAGTTAGGGTCAGAAGAGGACAATCGTGTCGTTCTAGTCACACATTGATTATATTTAGGGTGCAAAATAGAATTTGGCTTGACATTTCTCTCAATACCACCAACAAAACTGGACAAGTATACATCAACAGCGTTAAGACGTATCGAACATTGCAAGAACTTCTCTGCAGTTTTATTGCCTTTACTCTTAGCATCACCTAAAAGACGCATCAAAGTAGTCTTATCTGTGGCGAACCCATTAGCAGATACATCTCTAACATCTCTTGGGTTCATTGTGAGTCCTGCAACTGCTGCATGTTTCTTCAAAAGATAG